AAGGCGATACGCTCATTCAAATCAATTTGGTACAAATGGGTTGGGCGATAGAAAGATTGCTTAATAGAGGGCAAATTACGCTATTTGACGACTATGACAAAGTAAGTCATATCATCTTTGATGAAATCGACTTTACACAAAGGAGCAGACATGACAGAAACTAGAATCGAAATATTTTACCTGGAAAATGATAGAAATCTTGGTAATCCGAAAGGGTCATCTAGACCGAGATTTAGTGGTGGTGGGCATACTTATATGCCTGCACCATATGTGAAGCATAAAAAGTTTGTAGCTGATCAGTTACCACATTTGATGATAGATAAGCCAATAAGACTAACGGTTGAATTCTACTTTAAACCTAGTAAGTCATGGCCGAAGTATAAGAAAGAAGCATGTATTGGCAATCCTCATACTATAAAACCTGACATCGACAATTTACTTAAGACGATATTAGATGCAGGTAACAATTTATTATGGGTGGACGACACACTGATTTATGAAATCAGAACATTCAAAAAATATGCAGAGACTGCACGCACAGTATTAATAATTAATGAAATAGAAGGTGATTAATATGCATACAGTATTAGCATTACATCGAAACGGTGAAAAACCGACGCAATCGTCTGCGGATAAATATGACAAGTATCAAATGGAAATGGCGTATCAGAGATACAAAGCTAAGAAGAAAGAGAAGCCGTGGCTTGAAACGGTACGGCAATCAGTTCCTGCAAGCAGGGCGTATTATGATTTATGCAGATTTTCGGGTGTGTCAGTTAAACAGAAAGAAATCAAATGTTATCCTGCTAAACCAAAAGAAAAGAAGTTACCTAAAATTCCCGGTGATCATTCTCGTGAGTTTATTATTAACGGTTACGTAGTCTCAGTAAGACAGTTAGCTAAATTATTAAATATGCGCTATGAAGTTGTGAATAGCAGGTTGCGCAATGGCGCGACGCCTGAAGAATTAATGGAGAAAAAGGGCGTGAAGTTATGAGGGTTAAAGATTTAAAACTAGGAGATAAAGTCATCGCATATGTGGATTACAACCACAGAGAAGATGGTATCAATGCCTACCCAATTCAAGGTTATGTGAGAGAAATGCCGAATGATAAACGATGGGCGAAGTTACATTGTGCGCATGGGGTTGAAACAATTAATGACGAAGATGAATTTGAATTGTGCAAAAGTGATTCGGTCCATCAACCAACGCATTATCAATTCGGTAAATTTAGTGCAAATGTGATTATCGAATTAGTAGGCAAGACGTATAAATCAGCTTCAGTTTTCTACCACGTAGGCAATGCATTGAAATACTTAATGAGAGCGCCTAGAAAGAATGGTTTAGAAGATTTGAAGAAAGCTAAGCAAAGCGTTGAATTTGCTATCGATTGTTGGGAGGTTAAGTGATGAACACATTCCATTTATACAATGCAGCCGAAGAAAAGGTGCTTATTGTGCGTGAAACTTTCGGTGGCTACATCATGATTGGTTTACCGAAAAGACAGTATAGCCATATTGACGGTTACTATCCAATTAATGAATTCAACGACTTTAAAGCTAGACATAACCTAATGTATGCAGAGGAGTTAGGCAGTCAGATTAGTATATTTGATATTTAATAAGAAAAATAGCCCCGTAAATCGGGACTACAATTCTTTCGTAATTAAAACTTTTACACCGCAATACAAATTATAGACATATGTTAAGAATGCCATAACTAAAAGTATTATTCCTAAAGTAAAGTACAAAGGTATGTTAGATGTACTTTGGCTTAAACCAAAAAAGATAGCAGCCAATGTCATTGAAATCCAAGGAAGAATGTGATAAATAATCGATTTTTTTGCATGTGTGGTTACTGGGTATTTCGTTAAAATCCATACGACTACAGGGAAAAGAATAGGAGCAAAGAACACACTAAAGTAGCATAGAGAAGCTAACAGTTTGTCGGATGAATTTGACATAATGTTTCACCTCCTTGGTTCAAATATTATCTAACAATAATACTAATAACAAATAAAAAGAGGTTTATTAAATGAAAATTTTGAATTTATTAATGAGGAGGACGAGTAAATGGATAAATTACAAATCAAATTATTATCGGAGAACGCAACATTACCAACACGCAACCATTCAACAGACGCAGGGTTTGACATTTACGCAGCTGAAACAGTAATACTCGAACCGCAAGAGAAAGCTTTAATCGCTACTGACATAGCTGTGAATATTCCAAAAGGTTACGTTGGATTACTTACTAGCCGAAGTGGTGTAAGTAGTAAGACACATCTTGTGGTTGAAACAGGTAAGATTGACGCAGGATTTCAAGGTCATATGAAGATTAATATTAAGAATGACGAACAACAAACAAATGAAATTGGATTGCATTTCAATGGTGTAGACGGAAAACCTTTAGAAACTACAGATAACCACGTATTTTTAAGAACATACCAAATCAACAAAGGCGACAAGTTAGCCCAACTAGTTATCGTGCCTATTGTTACACCCCAATTACAAGTTGTCGATGAGTTTAGCGAGGTGACAGAGCGTGGAGAAAAAGGGTTCGGCTCATCAGGTTTCTAAAGACATATTAGAACGCGTCAAAGAAATACTAAAAAAGGAGTGATCAAATGAAAACGGTAGAGACAAATTTTATTATTGAGGTTAACGAAGGGATATATTTGAGAATTAATCGTTCAGAGGGTAGTTGTACTTTCACAGGAGATCCAAACTGTGCTAGTGCCTTTCTTGTAGAAGAAGATCCTACTGCTGAAAAATATGCCGAAAAATGTGGTGGCAAGATAAAACGTTTTACAGCAATTTATGAGGTGGAGTGATCATATGAAATATTTAAGAGTGGTATTACACACATTGGTAACAATTCTGATTTACGAGGGTGCTAAGAAATTAATGAATGATATGTTGGAGGATAAGTAATGCACATATTAGTTATATTACTATCACTATTATCAATCGCACTACTGACACGTAATTATTACTTAACTAAGTATATAGATGAATCGGAATACACAATGTTGACATTAGCACGTCGGGTACTTTCTGAAGATAACATTGACAAACTTATTAAGTAGGAGGTAACGAATGTACACACCATCTGAAGTTAAACAATTAATAATGGATTATCACTGGATGCGTCGACTTATTGACCATCAGGTTTATGAATATGACAGTACATCTATTGGACAGTATGGTATTGAATCAGCAATGCCTAAAGCACAGGGTGGTACTGGAGACAAAGTACTGGTACGTGTCATACGTAATGATAAGGATAGACGTAAGACACAAGACTTAATCGACAAGGTATCGTTCATCGATGAGCACGAGCATCTTATTACTAATGATAAGAACTATCACATTTTGCAATTACTCAAACAAGGTGAGAGTTTCTCTCGAATAGAAGTATTGATGATGATGAGTAGAAAGAATATATACAATAGGTTAAATGACATCGTGAGTGTGTATATGAATCAACAATAGTTAAGGGTATAAATTACACACATTACACAGATTACACACTTTACACAGTGTTAGGTTTATCTTACTTTATTTATTATAATCAACTTAGGAACAATAACGTTCTAGTCATACTATATATACATCCCTTAGTCCTTAAGGCACTGCACCCCCATTTGCAGTGCCTTTTTATTATGAGGTGAACTATGGAATTAAATAAGTATCAATCCTTAAAGCAACCAACAGATTACAATAAACATCTACTGTCATTAGTATCTGTGGTAGGTCAGTTAGTAGACAACGATGACAACGACACAGTGACTATGTTACTAGGTGATGCGCTAGAACATATTACATGTATGGCATCGCTTAATAATGTAACGCTAGATACAGTGGCAGGACTTAATGTGAATACGTATCAACCTGACTTACACAAGGTTATTAATAAAGGTGATGCAGTTACTTTCAACAAAGACAAGTACATTGTGCATGACATCATTGGTAATCAAGTACTGATTGCAAACCAAACTAAAGATATTGTGGTCGACATCAAAGACATAGGAAGGTGATTGGATGGCAGTAATGAGACGTTGCAATCATCCTACATGCAATGCACTTATATCATTCAATCAAGCATACTGTGATAAGCATAAACCATATGTAAATGATAAATATAACGATGTAAGGAGACGGAATGACCCTGAATACTTACGTTTTTATAAATCAAGACAGTGGCAGAGAATGCGTGAAATTGTATTGATGGAGAATGATTATATTTGTAGATCATGTGGACGACAAGCACAAATGGTTGACCATATTATCCCGACAAAAGTTGATTGGTCAAAACGATTAGAAAAAGAAAACTTACAGCCATTGTGTTACGAATGTCACAATCAAAAAACGAAAAGAGAGCAAAAGGAAGTCCCCCACATCAAAGAACGGGGGCGGTGAGGAAGGCGACGAAGAACGAGGCGCACTCTTCTTCTCAAAGATTTCCCTTTTTTTAAACATTTTTACTAGGAGGTGCTAATTTTGGCAGGAAGACCGAAAAAATTATTATTAAATTC